ATAATAAAAAAATTTAAAAAGAAAGAATGTGAGAAATGTGGTAATAAAAATAATTTACAATTACATCATAGTACATCCTTTGATTTTTTACTTAAAAATACAATTAAAGAATTAAATTTAACTTATTATAAATATAAAAAAGATTATAAGCAAAAAGATTTAGAAGAAATATATAATTTGTTATTAGACAAACATTTACATATACAATATAAAACTCTATGTGAAAGATGCCATATATTAATACATAATAAAAAACCTCGTGATAAAAATAAAAAACATATAAAGAAAAACTCAGGAGCAAATTCTAATAGGGCAATTAAGATATCAATGATAAATATAAATAATGGAGAAATAAAAGAATTTGGATGTATAAAAGATTGTACTGAATTTATTAGTCAAAAACATAATATGGAGCATAGAAGTGCAAAAAGGGTTATTGATAATTATTTTAAGCATGGTATTATATTTAATAATAATTTTATATTTTACAAGCCAAGCCAATGATTAAGTAATATTGTCATTGGCTTTTAAATAAACATAAAATAATTTAATAATTTTCATAAAAAGTGTTGACATCATACATACATTATAATATACTATATATAACGAAACAAATTAAAAATAATTTAAAAAATAAATGGGGTTGAAAATAAATAAAACAAATAGAAGGGAAGGATATTAGATGTTAAAAACCATATATAAAAGAGGAGATATAGTTGAAGTTGATTTAGGACAAAACTTAGACAGGGGTAAACAAGGCGGTAAAAGACCTTGTATTATTGTTGCTAATGATGCATGTAATGAATTTAGTCCAGCCATACACATTGCACCTTTTACATCAAATTTAAATAAGAAAAAAATAGGAACTCATATTATTATAAAAAAAGATGAACT